TATTCGGATTGCAGTTCTTCGGAGTCTTCAAGCCGGGAGTAGTAACAGAGAATATCCCGTACCTCGGCCACGTCTGACGGCCGCATAAACAGCAGCATATGCCAGTGCGGCGTCCCGTCGTGATGTGGTTCGACTACGCGAAAACCAAAGACATGGATCCCGGCGCGAGAAAACGCAGCGCGGGCTTTTGCCCACACTCCGCAAAGGTATTTTTGTGTTTGCTGCGGGCTGGCCGCGTTCCACTGAGACACGAACCCGCCTTTACTGTGAACAGCGTGATATTTTGACGGCGCGGTGATCGTGTAAAACTCTCCGGCCATTCCCATTTCAGTGGCCAAGTCTTCAAACCCGCGCATTCTCACCATCAATTCACAGCGGCGCTTTGCCGGGTTGGCGTTGCTCCCGTCCACTAACTCAGCCAATGATTTACGTTCGCCGGTTTCAAGGTTTTGCATATCACGGGCTTTAAAAAATTCGCGGTTACGTTTCTTTTGTTCCACCCATTCCCCTTGCGTGGAACGGCTAACGTAAGCCGATGCCGCCTTTTGAACCTGGCCAACGGCGATGGCCATATGTTCACGCTGCAGATCACGGCGGCGTTTTAACTTTGTACGCCACCACTCCGGTGCAACCATGCGCAATAGACCGGATTCCGCGGTGCGGGTTGTGAAAGTGCGACCTGAAAGAAATTGCTGCCAGTATGGCGGCGTGATACCGGCCATTTTGGCCAACTTGCCCAGGTGCTCAAAGGTGGCAAAAGTGCGGCGCGTCATTTCTTTCTGATCAGCAGCTGCACCGTCAAAAGCCAGATCAATAAAATCGGTAAATGACTCAGACATAAAATCAGCGACGCGGTGCGCAAGATTACGCAGTTCATCACGCCCAAAGGTAGGGAGTTTTTCAAGGTCAGCCAGGAACGGGAACGGGATCACCCCTGCAGCCTGGTGTTTAGTTGTGTACTGTTCGCAGACATTGCGCAGACGTGGCAATACGCTCTTACCCACCGTAGTACGTAAAAACGTATTGGCACGGCGGCGGCCGTTATAGCCACCTTCCAATAACTTGCTATAACGATCGCCAAAATAGCGCGCCAAGAAATCCGGCATTTCGCCAAGATACTCAGCACGCCAATCGTGATCGGCTTTATTCAGGTGCCATAACTGCCGCTCGGTCAGGCTGATTTCATCAGGTGCGCCAGGGGCAAATTGCTCTTGCTGCCACTGGCGGGTTTCATGATGCTGGCCGTTAAAGGCAAAAAGCTCCATTTATAAGGCGCGACCAAACTGTTCGGATTCCTGCCGCAGCAATTCCACTGCTTCCGCTGCGTTTAATCCCTCAGTCGCAATATATGCAGCCAAAAGCTCCAAACGACCGGAATATTTCACAGCTGCATCGGCCATCGATTCTGCGCGGGCATTCTTCAACATATTGTCCAGACGTGCAGCGTCCTGATAAGCCGGTGATGATTGGTCAAAACCTCGCAGCACTGGCGTGCGTTTCGGGCGATCATTTCGGGATAGATTCATGGGACAACTCCAAATTTTGGCAGCAAGAAACCCCGGCAACCAGGTGGAAGCCGTGAGCGTTCGAAAGATTTAATTAATGGAAACTAAGCGGGGAAATCGTTGTTTCGTATTTTTTAGCAAGCGGCGCAAGCGGTGACAGGTTAAGCGCCCCCATGCCGTGCAATTCCTTGGTCGTATCAAACCAGGTGCTGATCAGCGCATGAGCATGACCTTGCCCCAAAGAACCGGCCAAAAAATACAGGGCGCGAATGCTGGCCATTGTTTCGACTTGCTCGACCAACGTTTCAGACTCACGATATGCACGAACCCAAAACGCAGCATTGGCCGCAAACCATTGGTGCGGGTTATCAAGGTGAACCGTGTCATTGAACATGAAAGGCGTCAACGCAACGCGGCCTTTTGACACGTGGCATTTACTCAGGAATAAACGGCTGTAATTGAACTTAACGCCAAAAGCTGCGAATGATTCGATCAAACCAATTTCGTCTACGGTGATGATTTTCATACTTACCTCAGTGCATCGGATTTGAAATTTTTTGTTCGTCAGCTCGACGGCTAACACTGCAAACAACAACGCCTTTGAAATCCTCCGGCGTCAGCAAACGGGTTTGTTGCTGCATTTTTCTGACCTTTAAAACGCCATGCCACAGCGCGATTTTTTCCACCTCGGTAAAATCGTCCCAGGCACATTTCACATGCCGGCTTTTCAGCTGGGAGAGAAAACAGAGATCGCGGCGTTCATCTTCTGGAAGATTTTCCCAATAATGTTTCACCCGGTTTTCAGTGCCTGAAATCATCTTTCGGGCTTCACTAATCCATTTCGGCATTTGCTGTTCCACGCTTACCCCCTTAATCCCATCAGGCGGAACCACCAAGGGCGGCGCTTAATCTTCACCACCGGGTGATGCTGACCACTTAGAAACGTCACTTTGCTAGCAGCAGGCTGCCAACGTTGGCCGTTGGGCAATTCAAGCCAGCCATGGCCATAGCTTTGCAGCTGGGCGGTTGGCGATTGCTGCTTTAATAGTTGTGCGAAAACTTGCATCGAATAGCCTCAATTCAGGCCTGGCATGACGCCGCATGAACCTAAAACGTCCATTGCAGATGCCAGCACTGGCGTGGTGTGAAAACGCGATTCAACAGACACAACGAGCAAGGACAGATCGCGGATCGCCTGATTGGCTCGGTCTAAAATGGCGTTTCTACGTGATTGCGTCATAGGCGCAGGAGATATGGCTTCACCGGCAATAACACCGATTGCGGCCGTGGCACTTAAGGCGTGCATTGGTAAATTATTTGGCTTCGCTTCATTTATCGGCACCGCGGGTAAACATTTCAGTTGTGCCAGCAAACCATCCAGAACTGCCGAATCATCAGTGATATCCGTCAGCATGATCAGCTCGTTTACTGTTAAACGATGCGGCTGATCTGGATTCAATTTGTTGCGTAACACTTGGGCAGAGATACCTATAACCGCTGCCAGCTCAGTAAGGTTATGAGCCAAAGAGAAACGGCGGCAAGCGGTGTCAAAATGCGGATGTATCGAAGTTTGGTAATCAAACATGGTTGTGACCTCAACGATATTGCAATATCGAACTAAGCAACCGAAAGGTCACAATTTGATAACGCGTCAACGGTTAAAGCGGCGATGTTAATCATCACTTTTTCTCGCTTCATATCTTTGCGCAGGCGATGACGTGGCAGGCGTCCATCTGCAAGCATGTCGTTGATCGTATCCTCAGCTAAACCAGTGAGTTCGCTATAGCGTTCAATTGTGACGTGGGGGGTGATCAGAGTGATTGAAATGTTAGGTCTCATGGGGCAACATTCCTCGTTAAGTAGTGATTAGAAGTTATAAGCTGTGGTGGTTCACGTTTTGTAGACAACGGAACTATATGATCACCATTTGTTATCGTCAACATAAAAGTATACATGGTGTGATCTTATGGATTTGGAGAAAGGCGGCCGGGGTGCAATTGAACGTATGGTTGAAGCTTATGGTTTCAGCACACGCCAAGCCCTTTGTGATCAATTAGGGGTAAGTAAAGGAACATTGGCTAATCGTTACATGCGTGATTCCTTCCCTGCTGACTGGGTGATTCAATGCTCTCTGGAAACAGGTGCTTCTCTCAAATGGCTGACTTCTGGTACTGGTGTCATGTTTGAAAATGCACGCACCGATATCATTGAACTTCCACGTAAAAAAATTATTGATGGTAAATTTTTTGACTCAAACTTTTATTTTTTCGACAAAGCATTTTTGCCGAATAATTTGAAAGAACCTTTTATTCTAGAGGTTGAAAACAAAAAATTTATCGTGGATAAAAAATATTTAGATATCAAAGATGGAACGTGGGTATTAGATATGGATGGAACCATTGTAGTTAAGGATATTTTTAAATTACCAGCAGGAAAAATCAGAGTAAGCGATAGCAAAATTTCTTTCGATTGCACGCCTGATGATATTAAAATTATTGCCAAAGTAATTTGTGTGGCAACTTATATAACACAGTAATTTTAAGGTAATTAATATGGACTTTGTGAAGAAACTTGAATTTGGTAATTACACTCTAAAGTTTGGCGACGATGTTTTATTAGATTATATAGATGAAATAGTAATGCCATCGTTTTACGAAATGAACTATGTTAGGAGCATCGAAAATAAATCTGACTATTTTTTCATTAATACTGAACTGGTTGTTGTAGATGAAAATGTTTCGCCTCCAGTTTTAGGCATACAAGGCAGAATTGTTAAAAACACAATGCTTATTAGGGATCAAATAATCGAAGGTAATAAAATTGTAGAAGATCATGAAGAGCTTGAAACAGCCCCTAGCTCTTTCTTCTTACTTTTACTTAACAATCATCGCCTAATATTTTGCAAAGAAGTCAGTGGTGCACCTACCATAGAAAATTTCAAAAGTACAAGCCAGTATTGTTTAACTCATAGATACAGAGATTATATCGATGAGTTATATGATGAATCGCAAAAAAGGCGTGAACAAGATTCAGATGCACCTTGGATTACAAAAAAACAGCTCAGAATTGAAATACCCTCCCCAAAACTTCGTATAACGACACTGACCGACAAAAAGAGCCTTGAAGAGTATATCGACTTATTTGAAAAAATTAATGTCATGTCGATCAATATGTTGCCCACTAATGCTGAAGAAATAGATAATGATGATTTTTGGAATGCTGTTGACCAACGACGAAATCAGTTAAATAGTAAACAAGCCGCAGTTCGCTTCTCCAATACAGAGGAAGGTTTAAATTCGCATGAGGTTTTAGAACAACTTTCGGCGGCAACAGAGCTCGCTAATTCTAAATTTAAAGTATATGGGTTTGATGATAACGGTGACACAATGAAAGGTAGTAATGATGATTTCATATTAACTACTGAAGTCCCTGATCTTCCGAAAGATACCGATGAGGCAACAGAAGAAAGTTATGAAAAATTTACGGAACTTGTCACCGATGGTAGAATAACATTACCTCGGAAGGTGTCACCAAAGACAAGCAGGATAATTGCAAGATTATTTGAAAGGTTTTAAATGAAAATGATAAATGCGGAAGACTTTACTAAAGAAAAAAACTTATGGGATGTTTTTTTGTTATCTACAAAAATCACCGTTAGTAAGGCCCACATTTATATTTTGGCGATCAGTGCGATTTTGCTTTTTTTAAATGGTTTTTTTATTGTTGATAACACGTCACAAATAGCTGATGAAGTTAGAGCATGGGCCGTGATTGGGTTTAACTTTTCGGTCGCGACAATTGGACCATTGATTGCTGGCTTCACTATTTTCGCCACTCTTTCAAAGCCTGATATGATGATTGCAATGATGGGTCATATCAATAAAAAAACTGGCTTGCCAGTTTTAAAGTACAATCTCATGGCTTTTATGAAAGTTTTCATTTCTTTCATTTCATTTACTTTTTTATATTTTGCAATTATGCTTTTTGGCCAAAGTCACGGTTTGATTGTAGGTTTTTTAAATATACTTCCATACTCTGAGGCGATAAAAAAATATACATCATTATTCGCCTACATACTAACCGGCACAAGCATAATATATTTATTATTAACAATTAAGACATTTATTTTTAATATATACGCCATCGTAATGACATCAATACGATGGGAATACACAATCAAAGAATTAAATAAGGATGAAATAAAAGATAAACAGGAATAATATTATCCAAAAGTTTGAATACAAGCTAATCATACATTGACCACTGTTTTTATATACAGTTAAATATCCCTTTTTTCGGAGGGGATTACACATGGCAGTCCGCAAACTTACAACCGGTCAATGGATTTGTGAATGCTACCCTGCTGGCCGTTCAGGTCGCAGGGTACGCAAGCAGTTCGCAACTAAAGGTGAAGCTCTTGCTTTTGAGCGTCACACAATGGATGAAGCTGATAATAAGCCTTGGTTGGGTCAGAAAACTGATCGCCGCAGTTTGGGTGAAATAGCCAAGCTTTGGTACAACCTCCACGGGCAAGCACTCTCAGCAGGTTCTCTGATTTATAAAAAACTGTGTCTTATGATAGAAGCTCTCGGTAATCCCCCTGCTACCACTTTTACAGCAAAGGATTTCGCCCACTATCGCGATAAACGATTGAGCGGCGAGATCTACTATGCAGAGCGTTGGCGCCAAGGGGCAGCTCCTGTAACAGTGAATCTGGAACAAAGCTATCTAAGTAGCATGTTTAGCGAGCTAATTCGATTGGGTGAATGGAAACAACCCAACCCATTAGAGACTCTGCGAAAATTCACCACATCTGAAAAAGAAATGTCCTGGCTTACTCATGAACAGATCAACACGCTACTGATTGCATGCAGTAAAGGGAAACCAGATTTACCTTTAGTCGTCAAAATCTGCTTAAGCACTGGTGCTCGCTGGCGGGAAGCAGAGAAATTAACACGCCCTCAGATCACACCGAACAAAATCACTTTTATAAGAACCAAGGGCAAAAGAAACCGCAGCGTTCCAATCAGCAAAGAACTCTATGAGGAGATCATTGCTCTGAAAGGCGAACGATTTTTTAGTGAATGCTATTTTCGGTTTATGGCGGCAATTGACTCAACAGATATTGTGTTACCACGAGGCCAGCTTACACATGTTCTTCGCCATACCTTTGCCGCACATTTCATGATGTCCGGGGGCAACATACTCGTCTTACAACGAATTCTTGGCCATTCAGATATTCAGATGACTATGCGTTATGCCCACTTCGCCCCCGAGCACCTCGAAACCGCCCTTCACTTCAATCCGTTAGCCACTATGAAAGATGGCGATAAAGTGGCGGCAGACGATGGTTATAACCAAGATTCGTCACCCGTCACCAATATCGCAACTTAATGAATTTATTGTAATTCATTGATTTTAAAGACCCATTGACAAAAATGGGTTTTTTCTTTTCTGCTTTTTGAACAACCTTCTACAACTCCACCACACCCTCAACCTCATGCTGAAACACATAAGGATCGGACAGCAGTTCGAACTGTTCATCGTCCTGATAGGTCACGGCAATATGGTAGTTTTCACCGGCAAACGCTTTTACCGCGCTAATGTCCTGCCAGTAGGTTGCCAGGAAGAAATGCTCCCAATCGCCTTGTGAAACTCTTTTGATCAAAGCACCCAAATTGCCTTCGATACTCTGAGAATGTTGTACTCCGGTCAGTTGCAGATGCTCAGCAAATCCTTCTGCGTGCTTTTCGGGCACACATCCGTGCCATGTTCTTACAATCATGTCTTCATCTCCGTAATGGTCATCACATCAATAACATAACGAAGATTTAACAAGAGATGAAGAGCATAAAGACAGGTGCTATTGCTTATTTATCATTCTCAATCACCCGCACCAATGTTCCATCGATATCAATCATGACGCCCATTTTCATCCCTGACTGGATTTGAGGCAGATGAACGCAGGGACGTGAATGAGGATCCTCGCCGATACCTGCGGCTTTAAAAGCAGCAAACATGGCATCGGCGTCATCGACGCGTAAACAGCAACTGAACCAGCTTGTGAGCGGATCAAGATCTGTGTGCAGGAAGAATTCCAGCGTGAGGGTTCCGCGGGTCATTATCAGCCAGCCGTCATCGACATAGGTCGTGGTGAAGCCAAAACTGCCATAGAAATCTTGTGTCGCGCTGAAATTTCGGGAAGGGAGATTAGGTGTAGCAAAATCGGTCATAGCGGCTCTCTGTCGTCGGAAGATGTCGTTAAACGTTCACGCCATCATGCCTGAGCCATCAATGTGAAGAAAGGTTGAATGTAAACGAAAATCCCCCACCTTTCGGCAGGGGATCCAGACACATGAGACGCAGGTGCCCTCACCAATAAGGGCAGCGTCGGTTTATCAGAACTGATAAACCAGACCAACAGCCACAACGTCATCGGTGTTGATGCCGGCGTCGCGGGTCAGACGGGTGTCGTCCATCAGGTTGATTTTGTAATCAACGTAAGTGAGCATGTTTTTGTTGAAGAAGTAAGACGCGCCAACATCAACATATTTGGTCAGGTTCTGGTTACTGTAACCTGGGATATTACGTGCGTGGGACTGAACATATGCGATAGACGGGCGCAGACCGAAGTCGAACTGGTATTGCGCTACCGCTTCAAAGTTCTGCGCTTTGTCCGCGTAACCGTAAGCGGTGCTGCCTGCTTTACCGAAGCGGTTTGCGTTGTAGCTCTGGGTGTACATCGCGGCCAGATAGATGTTGTTCGCATCGTATTTCAGACCACCGCTGTAAGCAGTCGCTTTGTCGCCGTTACCGATGATTGCCGGATTGTTACGGCCATTTTGCTCGGCGGTACGGTCTGAAGCCATCATGGCTGCTGCAGCGCTGAAGCCTTCGCCCAGGTCATAAGACAGGGACATGCCGTAGCCGTCGCCGTTTTGAGCCAGTACGTCACGGCCGTTGTTAGATTCGGTCGCGCTGCCGTTTTTGCCCTGATACTGAACAGCAACATCCAGGCCATCAACAACACCGAAGAAATCTTTGTTACGGTAATGCCGCGACGTCGTACATCACGCCATAGTTACGGCCGTAATCCAGTGAACCCCACTGGCCGAATTTCAGACCTGCAAAACCAACACGGGTAAAGTTGTTGTTATCAGCGTTTTCCGGAGAATTCAGAGCTGCCTGATATTCCCACTCACCGTAACCGGTCAGTTCGCTATTAATTTGGGTTTCACCGCGGAAACCCAAACGCATATATGACTGGTCGCCGTCAGTGCTGTCATCGCTGGAGAAATAATGTAAGCCGTCGACTTTACCGAACAGATCGAGTTTGTTGCCGTCTTTATTATAAATTTCGGCAGCGCCAGCAGTGCCGGCCATCATCAGAGCAGGAATTACCAGAGAAAGTGCGCGTAATTTCATCATCAATATCCTTGATTATTTGGAAGCTATCTACATTGCCACCCGGCAAGTTAATTCTCAGCCCACCGTGAAGTTATATTTCTTCTTTAGGGTCTGGAACTGATGGCCGTCAAAATAATCCAGGATAAGTTCCGTTGCAACCGAAAAAAATTTGAAGTTGTTTTCGTTTGGCATTGGTTTAAGTTTAAAAAATCATCAACTCATAATAATAAAACCATATAAAACATAATCTTGACTGCGATTATCCCACCCAGTAATTACTATTATCTTTGCAGTGATGCCTGATGATAATAATCATTTCACTGCGGAACTATGGCATGGAAACATAATCTGGATATTGAAAAGCCTAATGTAATGTTTTGTATATCTGCGGTGGCAGGGTTGCAATTTCATCCACAAAAATGCCTCCGGGATGGGAGGCTGATGGATCTATTTGTACACATGTTTATTACATAATACGTTCGAGATGTTGATCTTTACCGCCTAACCGCCCGTCGGTCTGATTCCATTCATTTTGGTACGCCTGATAAGCAAATACAAATGCCTGATGTCCGTCTTCAAATAACTGGTCCGGGCGTTTATGCCAGCCAGAATATGCATCGTAACGCAAAATTTCATAGCCGCCTTCTACCGGATGAAAAAGGTAAGTGTAATGTTCACAATATTCCGGCGCGTAAGGAATATCTTCTCCCGCTTCCAGTGTAATAAACAGGCCGCCCAGGCGTATTTTAATCATTGATATCCTTTTTCATCATCCACAATTTAGTCGTCTGTGTGGCCGTCACATAGGCAGTCTCAGCCATCTGATGCATCCAGCTCGTCACTATTTTGCCACAAGCTACCAAAATAATGGCGACAGGTCTCCCGCCCGAGACGTTGTAATACACTTAAATCGGCAAAAACGGCCTCACGAATCTCCATTTCATTGCTCTCTTATAAAATTTTTCACTACACTATTCAGGCCAAAATGAATTGGCAGTTAAGACTATTTTTATAGGAGTCATTCTCATGACGCAAAATATTTACGATGATCAG